TGGTCTGAGCAGCGGCTATTGCCGTTGATAAAACATCATATTGCATTGCCATAATTAATCTCCAATAAGGTTAAACAGGGGGCGAACCCCCAGATTAATTAAGGTGCAACGTTGCCAGCTAATGTATTAGTAATAGCCAACCAAGGAGCTGATTGATTGCCGTTACCTACCCACTGAACAACGTTTTCTGTAGCAATATTCACTCCAGTAGCGTTTTCGTTTACTGGTTGTGTGCCAAAACCTTTTAGCTTGTGAATTAAAGTGTCGTCTTGGTTAAATACCTGACCGCGAATGCCGTTATAGCGCTCGTCAGCTGGGTATTGACCCGGCAAGAATGTACCGCTAGTTACTTGTGGAAGTACCAAAGTTACTGCAGCAGCAGGGCCGCCTTGAGCGGTAGCCAAAATTACGTAAGATTCACCAGCTTGAATATTGATAGTTGTACCATCAGCTGAAGTGATGTAGTTAATAGGTTGCATGAAGCCAGCGGCTGAGTTAACTGGACCGCTAAATGTGGTTTTTGCCATTTTTAAAAATCTCCGTGTTATAGCACATCCCTGTATCGTCTCTATAACGTCTGCTAGGTCAGTCGATACAAGTAAAAAATTCCTAGACGTACATGAATATTACTCTGTTTTAAATAAAAAGCAAACAAAAAAGACAGCCGAAGCTGTCTTTTTCTTTTAGCACATTAAGCGCCTGGTGAAGCAAACATACCCAATGGGTCTGAGAAACCAAATGAATAACGCTCACGAGACTTGTAACGTACGTTACCTGTATCGAAATCACCGTCCATAGAGTTGCTCAAAGGCATACGTTCAAAATGCTTCATACCGTTAGGTACATCAGTAGTTAAAAACCATGCGTTGTTATCGGTCAAATAGTGGTTAATTGCGTAACCTTCTGGGATTGAACCGTTGTTCTGAAGGGCGTTAATGTCGTTATCAGCTGTACCAACACGTAGATTAGTTTCCAACAAGCGTGTTGCAACGAATTGCAATGATGGTGGAATGATTAGCTTACGTGGTTGAGCAGCAATCAACAAACCGCGTTCGTCTGTCCAAGCAGCGATTTGAATAACAGCATTTTCCAATGATGTTTCGTTCAAGTCAGCGCCAGTTGTAGGACGGTTGCTGTTAGTGCCACCAGAAACTAGTGGGTGAACTGTAGAGAACAAAGGTTGACCATCACCACCAGCAAAGGCAGAGTTGAAGCCGTTGTTCAACACAGAAGCAGCTTTAACCTGCTTTGTGTACGCCATAGCGCGAGCCAAAGCCTTTGTATAACGGCCTGATAGGCTGTCGTACAAGTTATCTTCAATCGCTTCTTCAGTGATTGAGAAACCTAAGGCAATAGTTTCGTGGTTGTAACGAGCAGTGAAAGCTTCTTGAGCATTGTCATAAGCGATTGCAGCGCCTTCGTTTTTAACTGGGGCAGCTGAGAAACCAGAAAGTTTGGTCTCTTCTTCGAATGAACGCTCAGATTTCTCTGTTTCGTAGATTTCTTTGTGCTCTTCGCCGTAACGCTTATATTCTAGTCCGAACAAAGCATTTAAGCCTGGGAGCAACTCTTTAAGTAGTTGTGCGCGTGAAATAGCCATTTTTAGTAGCTCCTATTAAGATGCGTTATTGCCAGTTGTAACTTCTAATTGTGGCTGATTGAACTTAACGATAACTTCAGTGAAGTTAGTTGCATTAAGCGCTGTTTCAGTAACAACGTCGATTACACGGACCGGAAGAATCGCTGTGTTAGCAGCGGAACCTGATATTACTGACAAACCTGAATTACCTGTGGCGTTAGTACCTGTGCCAGTAGCAATTGCCATGTTTGTACCTACAACTGCACGTGTTACAGAAGTAACAACGCTTGTATTGCCAGAAGTAGTAACTGCAGCTTTAAATGCAGCTTGTGGGTCCAATACTACAAACGCAACAGCGTTTGTAACGCCAGTTGGGTAGTATTGAGCTTGTACAGTCTGACTTGAGCTGTTTACGTATTGGCAACCTACAAGCACGCCCAAAGTTGGTTGTGCTGTAACGTTATCACCAATTGATGATTTTTCTACTGTGCCGCCAACGACTAGTTTAACCACGTCACCGTTGTAGATTGCTGTACCGTAAGCCGCTGTAATAGGGATTTGACGGATAGCGCCGGCATAAGGTTTGCCGTCTACAGAGTTAATTGGCTGAAAGCCGTATGGAGCAGAAACGGTTGGATAAGCCATTTTTGAATCTCCTAAATGTTAAAAAAAGTTAAGTAGTACCATTACCAAACCCGCCGCCTTTACTTGTTGTGCTTTTTCTATCAGCAAACAAAGGCATACGAGCATCACTGTTACGCATAAAGCTGTTGTCTACAGACTCCATTTGATTTTGAGCTTTTTTATCAAAGTAGCGTTTGCGGGCTTCAGCCATTTCTTTTGGTTTCTTGCATAAAAGCAATCCACCAATTTCTACGTTACCTTCCTTGTTGCCATTAATCTGAAGTTCAGGATGGTCAACAGCCTTTACTGGTTCCCAACCATCACGGCGTTTTTGAGACAAATTGGTAGCATTTTGCTGCCCATTAATCTCAATTGCCACCCAGTGAAAATCATAATCTGGGTCTGGTGTAGGGTCCGGCAAAGAGCTTGCAGGTTTGTACTCGTAGTGAGTTTGAGTTTTTTCGCGGGTCTCTAAGTCCCGAGGTGTGCGGTTATTAGCCATTTTGAGCCTCCAATTTTAAAACTTCCTGTGCATATTGTTTGTGTGATAAACCATACTTCTCTGCAAGACGAGCTTGCGTAGCTGTAAGTTTGATTACCTTCTTGGCACCCGATGAACGGGTGGCAGGAGCCACAACATTCGCAGGTTTTTTAGTCGGCTCAGCCTTAACCGTACCTGTGTCACGTCCGTCAGTAAAGACTTCTGGAAACACCTGTTTTAAGCGACCGTTTACACGTTCGAAGTATTCGTCTGAGCGGGGGTCTACCCCGTTTGCCACTAGTTTTTGGTGCAGCCCTAGAGCAAAGGCCGTCATTTCTTCGTATCCTGGAGTCCCAAACCACTGGTTTTTTGCCATCCAGCGCATGGTTTTTTCGTCCGGTTTTTGAACCTCAGGAGACGTTTGTTGTATTTGTACATCTAATTCACGGTTTTGTAAAGGGGTTGGCTTGAAATTTTTTGCAGCCTCTAATTTCATCTTAGCGTCTGTCAAAGATTCCTGTGCCTCAAGCATTGCATCAGAATCATAAGATTCTTGTGCTTCCTTGTATTTACGGCGTGCCATCTCCATCTCAGCTTCGGCTTTAGCTTGTAAAGTCTCAGCGTAAGTTACTTCACCTGATTTTACGTATTCTTTAAGGCGACGATTTTCTTCCAAAATAGCACCCGCCATACGCTCAAGTTCTTCTTTCTCGCGTGCAATGGATTCTTTGGCTCGTCTTTCGTCGTGTCTTGCGTGTGTTAGCTCCTTGATGCGGGCTTGAGCACCTTGTGTGTAGTTCTCGATTTCCTCGTCAGACGGGTCTTCAACTTCACGGTTTAGTGGTCTTGCTCTGCGGTCTCTCTCAGGAGTGTCGTCTTCAATCTCAATAGATACATCAGATTCACCTGAAATATCAATCTCAATATCTTCGTCAGCAGCGCCTTTGGCAGCCGCTTCTTCCTCTAGTTCATGAGGGAATTTGTAGTCATCATCTGGCATATTTATCTCCTATTAAACGCGGGTAATACCGCGGGGGTCTTCGACTGTTGCTTCAACCTGGTCATCATTAATCAGGCGAAACTCTTTACCGTGAATCATGATGCGCGTTCCGGTATATGAACGTGTTATTACAAAGTCGCCAGGTTTACACCAAGCACCGTCTGGAAACTTATCGGTGTCGTTGTAAGCATCAGGACCCATCTTTACAACGAATAAAACAGGTGAAGTAATTTCTTCTGTTCTAACCGTCACATCAGACTTGATAATGCCGCTTTCATAGGTATCGCCAGCCTCAACTAACGCACACAAAATACGCCAACCTTTAGGGTCAGGTAGTGCTTTTGCCTTGTCTTCAGCTGCTTCGTACTCTTCGTCCACTTTTGGGGTTTCGTTTAATACTACGCCCGGCGGCAGGATTAGCTCCGTTTCAGGTAGCGCTATAGCTTCACTCATTGTTAGCCTTCTCTATATTGTCAGCGAGGTCAAGTAGGTGACGCTCTGCGTAGGCTAGACCTCGAATTACCCCACACAGTTCTTTATAGGCGGCATGGTCAACGCATTGTCCGCTAGCCATGTCGTCTGTAAAATTGTTCATATCAACGCGAATTTTGTCTCGAAATGCAGTAATAAAGCCCATCGTTTCTAGTTGCATGTGTTACTCCTTAGTTGGTTTGAACTTATCAGTTACTTCTTTTTGTTTTAAATTACGATTTTTGTCATCTTCAATAACTTTAAGCTGTGCATTCATGCCCGCAATACGTTCGGTTGAGGCAATCTGCTCTTCTTTAATACGTATCTCGTCTGCCTTAGCCGCGGCATCTGCCATGACCTTCTTCTCTTTAATTTCAGCTTCCTTAGCCTTAGTGGCTGAGTCCTGCATCTGGATTTGAAGAACTGGGTCTTGAGCGTTCTGCTGAGCTTGTTGCTGGGCAACCTGTGCTTGGCTTTGTGCCAATACCTGCGTAGCAGCTTCTGCCATAAGGCGACTAATCTCCTTCTCCATCGCTTCTGGCAACTGGTCTTCTTCGCCCGGCAAGCTAATACCCAACGCAATCTCAATCTTCTGACGGTAGGCATAACCAACGTGCTCAGCGATATGTGCCTGCATTGAACCCATAATTGCCTGAGCTTGTGGATTCTGCCCAATAAGTTGCTGAACAATCGGGTCCTGCATAGCGGATGTATGCACCTTGATATGAGCTTCGTGGTCTTGGTAAATAAACGCCTTGAGAGGCTTACCGCGTAGCGCATTCTGGTTTTCAGAAACTGGGTCTGTCGGTTTCTGGTCTTCCTCGAGTGGCACAAGTTTATCTGCGTGCTTAATACCCAACACCTCTAACATCTGACGATGTAATACAGGCAGGTTGTAAATCTGTGGAGCTTGCTGTGCTAGTTGAATAACTGCTTGGTACTGAACAACACGTTGTGAAAGAGTTGCAGCGTTAGGGTCACTAACTGGCAACACATCAACCATTGAGTAGTCGGAACGTTTTGCTCTTGGGGTACCTTCTTCTGGCTCGTACGTGTACTCGTCATCTGTGTAGTCACGAATAATGCCAGCCAACAACTGTAGCTCTTGCTTCATCGAAAAGTGAACGCGGGCTTGTACCGCAGACAT